GCTCAGGCTTGAATGGTGAGGCAATGCGTATTGACTCCAGCGGCAATGTGCTGGTTAATAACACTGGTTTTAGTTCTGGAAAATTTCAGCTATATCAAAATGCGGGGGGTACTAGCTACGCCCAACAAATTTTTTGGGAATATGCAAGTGGTACAGGTTATTTCATTGAGTTTTTACGCAGAAACAGCGGGTCAAATAATGCAGTAGGAACTATTCAAGCGTCAACGACCAATGTTTCATACAACACTTCGTCCGATTACCGTCTGAAAGAAAACATTGCCCCAATGACCGGAGCGCTGGCAAAGGTTGCTTTACTCAAGCCTGTTACCTACCAATGGAAGATTGATGGTTCGGATGGCGAAGGATTTCTTGCCCATGAGTTGCAAGAGATTTGCCCTCATGCGGCAACCGGAGAAAAAGACGGCGTGGATGAAAAAGGCAATCCACGTTACCAAGGAATTGACACCAGCTTCCTTGTTGCAACCCTGACCGCCGCCATCCAAGAGCAGCAAGCCCTCATCACTTCCCTGACAGCCCGTATCGCGGCACTTGAAGGAACACCAGCATGACCATCACTCTAGACGGCACAACGGGCATTACGACCCCTACTACCAGCACCACTGGGGAGTTTGTTACATCGGTCACAGGCTTCAAGAACCGCATCATCAACGGCGCGATGGTGATTGACCAGCGCAATGCTGGGGCGAGTGTTACGCCTACCAACGGACAATACACTTTAGACCGCTGGCAGGGTTTATTGGCACAAACATCAAAATACACAGTCATTCAATCTTCAACTGCACCAACAGGTTTTATTAACAGCTTGTTGGTTACATCGTCATCTGCCTATTCAGTAGGCGCTTCTGATTATTTTGACATCACCCAATACATTGAAGGTCTTAATATGACCGATTTGGCATGGGGAACAGCATCTGCTGCAACAGTCACACTATCATTTTGGGTTCGCAGTTCTTTAACAGGAACTTTTGGTGGTTCTTTGCAAAACAACGGACAGGCTAGGTCTTACCCATTTAGTTACACAATTTCAAATGCAAACACATTTGAATATAAAACAATAACCATTGCTGGCGACACAAGTGGAACGTGGCTTACAACCAATGGTCGCGGAATCCAATTAAATTTTAGCCTTGGGACAGGTTCCACATTTAGCGGAACTGCTGGTGCATGGGCTACTGCTAATTATCTTGGCACAACAGGCGCAACCAGCGTAGTCGGCACAAACGGAGCCACGTTCTACATCACAGGCGTACAGCTTGAAAAAGGTAGCACAGCCACATCGTTTGATGTCCGTTCATACCCAACTGAATTGGGAATGTGCCAGCGGTACTATGAAAAAATTCCCGCCGGAATTTATGGCGCTGTGGGTGTGCGAACAACAGATTGGTACGGAAACATAATGTGGCAAGTTGAAAAGCGCACAAACGCAACTTGCACCTTAAACGGAACAATCAACATTGTTGGTAGTGCTGGGGACATAAACGGACAAACGCCAACTGGTTTGGATACTGCATCCACAAAGTCCATTCGCATATATAGAACTGGGAGCGCGTTTACTACTCAAGCGGGTTCATTTTATATTCCCAACTATCTTGAAGTTTCAGCGGAGCTATAACCATGCAATACAAACTTTTGCCATTTGGCGGCGCTGTGCAGCGTCTATCTGACGGCGCATTTATACCTTTTGCGCCCGACAATACAGATTACCAGCAATACCTAGCATGGCTTGCTGAAGGCAACACACCACTACCAGCGGAGTAAGCATGGACAAAATCACCGTATCCACCCAGCTTCTGAACGCCATCCTTGGTTACCTTGGCAACAAGCCGTACCAAGAGGTGTTTCAGTTGGTCGAGGCCATCCAAAAAGAAGCCAAGCAGGCTGCTGAACCCGCACCGGAGTAGCAATGGAGAACCAGCAGCTATTCAACATCGTCGTGGCGATTGCCGGGTTCTTTGCCGCCTACGTCATAAACAGCATGACCCGGCAGATTCAGAAGCTCGAAGACAAGGTCAACGAAATTCCGACCACCTACGTCATCAAGGGTGACTACCGCGAGGACATCGCCGAGGTCAAGACCATTCTGAAGCAGATATTTGACAAGCTGGACAGCAAGGCTGACAAATAGGAGAACATCATGGCACTCGACCCGCTATCCGCGCTGCTTGACATTGGCGGCAAGGTAATTGACCGCGTTTGGCCTGACCCCGAGAAAGCTGCGGCTGCAAAGCTAGAACTGTTCAAGATGCAGCAGTCTGGTGAGCTTGCCGCAATGGCTGGGCAGATGGAAATTAACAAGGTGGAAGCTGCCAACCCCAGCGTGTTTGTCAGCGGCTGGCGACCCGCCATCGGATGGGTTTGCGGCGCGGGCTTTGCCATCCAGTTTGTTGTTGGCCCCCTTGCTGAATGGGGTAGCGCGTTTTATGGAACTCCCGTCAAGTTTCCAGCAATGGACACCGGAACCATGATGCCTTTGCTGCTTGGAATGCTCGGCTTGTCTGGCCTCAGAACTGCCGAAAAAATTCAACAGGTGGCTGCGAAATGAAAGCCAAGCTGACGTTCTTTGTGACCCTGATGGTCAGCTTCACCCTGTGCGTGGTCATCATCGGCATGGTCGCTGTGTTGATGGCTGGCCTGTTTGACCCACTTGTGGATAACGGTGAAATCTTCAAGCTCATCAGCCCTGCTTTCCAGACCATCGTCGGCGGCTTCATCGGCCTGCTGGCTGGTGTGAAACTGTCCCACGGCGAGACTGACAAGGAGCCAGCGCCATGAAAGAGAACTTCGACGCCTCCTTTGCCCGCATCATCAAGAGCGAGGGCGGGTACGTTAACGACCCAGCAGACCGTGGTGGCGAGACCAACCTTGGAGTGACCATTGGCGCTTGGGGCGCATACCTCAAACGCGCCATTCAGCCCGGTGAGATGAAGGCGCTGACCGTGGATACCGTCAAGCCGTTCTACAAGTCCATGTACTGGGACTTGGTGAAGTGCGATGACCTGCCCGTAGGCGTCGATTACGCCGTCTTTGACTTTGCGGTGAACGCAGGGGTCTCCCGAGCAGCAAAGTTCCTCCAGCGGGCTGTAGGGGCCGTGGATGACGGTGTTATCGGCGCAGGAACTCTGGGGCGCGTAGCCAAGACCGACCCCGCCGTGTTGCTGAAGAACTTTGCCGAGCAGAAGCAACGCTTCTACAACGGCCTTGCCACAAACAACCCCACCCAGCAAAAGTTCCTGAAAGGCTGGCTGGCCCGCGTAGACCACGTTCAAGACGCTGCCGAGTCAATGATGGCTTAAACCCCAACCTTACAATCGCTGTATACAAGGACTGAACCATGACCGTAGCAGCAGTAATGACGTATGACAGCTTGGTCGATGACATCACGACCTATCTGGAGCGTACCGACACGCAAACTATTGACAAGATTCCGCAGTTCATTATGTTTGCGGAGCAGATTATTGCATCCGAAATCAAGTTCTTGGGCAATCTGGTGGTAGTTACCAGCACCATGACGCAAGCTGACAACATCATCCCTAAGCCCTCCCGCTGGCGCAAAACGGTGTCCATGAACGTCTCGGTTGCTGGAGTGCGCCAACCAGTCCTACTGCGCACCTACGAGTACCTGCGCGAATATTGGCCCGACCAGACCCTGACAGATGTTCCCAAATACTTTGGCGACTACGACTACGACCACTGGCTGGTAGTTCCAACCCCTGCGACTGGGTACACCTACGAGGTGCTGTACTACGAGCGCAACCAACCTCTCGACTCTTCCAACCAGTCCAACTGGTTCACCGAGTACGCCCCGCAAGCTCTTCTGTACGGCTCCCTGCTGCAAGCAATGCCTTTCCTGAAGAACGACGAGCGCATTCCAATGTGGCAGGCACAGTACGACAAAATTATTGCTGTCCTGCAAAATGAAAACGCCATCCGTGTGGCTGACCGCCAAGCAATTGCGAGGGATACATGACAACTTTTACCTCCCCCTTCACGGGGCAAGTCATCCAGCCAACGGATGTCTCGTACCGTTCCATCTCGCTGACTGCAACCAACCAGCTAACGTGGCCCATCAACGGCAGCCCAACGGATGATGCTGCTGCACGCATCATGGATGTGTCCTCAACATCCACCACGGGTGCCTTCTCGTTGCTGATGCCCCCGGCCAACCAGACATCGGTTGGACAAGATGCTTTGATTCGCAACACTGGCTCGTACTCGTTCACGGTCAAAAATTACCTTGGCGCAGGCAACATCGCTACCGTTGCTCCAAGCACGGCTGTCTACATCTACATCACAACCAACAGCACCACATCGGGCACTTGGGGTCTGATTCAGTTTGGTGTTGGCTCATCCAATGTCGATGCTGCCGCCTTGGCTGGCTACGGCCTGAAAGCCATTACCAACACGCTGAATGCGGCCTACTCGGTCACCACGTTCTCTTCCGCCTATACCGCAGTTGCTTCTGACCGCGCATCCTCCTATGTCTGGACAGGCGGCGCAGCCACTTTGGGGCTGACAGCGGCCACCACATTGGGCAATGACTGGTACATGCTGATTCGCAATGGCGGCACAGGAACATTGACCGTCACCCCGGCATCTGGTCTTATCAACGGCGCGGCATCCATTGCTTTGCAGCCAGCCGACTCCTGCATCATCTGCTGCTCTGGAACCGCTTTCTACACCGTAGGCTTAGGTCAAGCCGCACAGTTCAACTTCACCCAGTTGACCAAAGCGGTGGTGACGGGAACCTACACACTGACATCGTCAGAGGCATCCAACGTGGTGCAGAAGTACACAGGCACCCTGACTGGCAATGTGACCGTCATTGTGCCGCCAACCATTCAGGTGTACTACATCACCAACCAGACGGACGGCACAGTGTCCAACTTCACCATCACGTTCACCACCAACTCAGGCGGGAACGTGGCGGTGGTTCCTGCTGGTCAGCAAGCCACCTTGGTATGCGACTCAGTCAACCTATTGAACGCCAACACCGTTTTGGCTGGCGCAAGCAGCATCTCTTTGAGCGATGGCTCCGTTTCGACCCCGGCTTTGAATTTTGCTTCCGAAACCTCCACTGGCGTGTACCGCGCAGCTTCAGGCGAGTTCAATACCGCCATCTTGGGCGTGCTGCGCTCTACACTGTCGGCCACTGGGCTGGCAATTGTCGGCACAGGCAACTTCACTGGCGGCGTTCTGGGTGGTACGTTCTAATGGTTCAAAAGGTCTTCACCATTGACACCCTCGCTGGCATCCAGCGGGATGGAACGGTGTTTGACATGAACTACTACACCGACGGGAAGTGGGTGCGGTTTCAGCGTGGCCGTCCGCGCAAGATGTGGGGCTACCGAGTCATCTCTAGCCAGTTGAGCGGCCCGTCTCGTGGCATCTGGGTCAACACGCAGAACTCCTTCTCATCCATCTTCAGTGGGTACAACAATGGGCTGCAAGTCCTGACCATTGATGAGAATGGCGTTGGCTCTGGTGTACAAGATTTCACCCTTAGTAACTTCACCGCCAGCGACAGAAATTTGTGGCAGTTTGATGGGTTCTACGATGTTTCTGGCTCTGGCTTGCAAACCTTGTTGGCCGCTCCTTGCCAGAACCTGAACAGCATCAGCAGCACGGTGAACACCCCTGTGCTGATTGGGAGCATCACTGGCACGACCATGAGCCAGATTGGCGTGTTTACCGCCTCTGCGACAACGGTCAACACCAACGCAACCATCACGCTGGCTGCGTCAAATCCTCTCATTGGTGCTGGGCAAACCATCTCTGGCACTGGCATCCAAGCTGGAACAACGGTGGTATCTGTTGTCACCACCACCGTGGTCATGTCCCTGCCAGCCACCGCAAGCGGCACGGTGACGCTGACCTTCAACAACAACGTATCCGTCTCTGGCGGAGTGGTCTCAC